CGCCGTCGGCCAACCGGGTCAGAAGCTCCTCGCCTCCCACATAGTGCTGCCAGCCGCACTCGTTCGAGGGCCGCTCCCAGGCGGGCAGATCACGTGGGGCCTTGTCCCGCTCGGCATTCTCGGTCGTGGCGTGCCTGGTGGGCAGGGCGAGTCGGACGACATCGGAACGCGTCCCGGCACGCCGGCCGGAGCTCGGCGGCGTCCAGGCCGGGCACCGTGTGCGTCAGGTAGTCGTGCCAGACGACGACCTGACCGTCCGTCGCGGTGATCGCCTGCGCGGCGAGCAGGTAGGCCAGGACCCCAGCGACGTCCTGCTGCGTCAGTCCCATGGCTGGCCTCCTTCGAGGAACCCGGCCAGCGCGTCGGGCGCGGACAAGGCGCGCTGGTCGTTGGCGATGGCGGCGGCCGCGTTGTCGCGCATGATCTGCGCCTGGCTACGCCGGCCCCGGACGCGGTCATCGTCGGCGCGGCGCATCCAGTTCCGCCAGGTCGCGACCCAGTCGAGCTTCGTGCCGCGCTGGCCGGACACGCCCGCCCAGTAGTCGCGGAACCTTTCGGTCTCGGAGGCGGTGTCGACCAGGGGGACGTTCTGGGCGGCCCACGCGGCCATCTCGCTGGTGACGGCGAAGTCGTCGGGGATGCGTGTGCCCCGCCGCTTCGGCTTGGCCTCGTCCGTCGTCGTCGGGCGCGCTTCAGCGCGCTGTCGCACCGACGAAAGGTGACCACCTACGGAAGGTGACTCTATAGGGTTACTAGTTGGGGGTTCTATTGAGGGATTGGGTGCACGGTGGTGCACCGGGGTGGTGCATGGCGGTGCACCCCTAAACCCCCCTTCAGGGGTGCACGGGGGTGCGCCCGGGGCACGGCGGGGGACCCCAGGATCGGCCGCCTCGATCATGGCCTCAGCGACCTCGTACTGCCACACGTAGAGGTTGGGGCGGCGGCGGTCGTCCCAGTCGGCCAGGCCACCCCGGTTGATGGCGGTCGTGATGACGCCGAGCTGCTCCAGGGCGCGCAGGGCGTACTGGGCGGCGCGGGTCTTCACGCCGGCGTAGGCGGCGATCCGTTCCACGCCCATGAAGGAGTGACCGGTCTCCGACGACGCGGAGTCGGCGAGGACGAACAGGACTAGCCGTGTTGTCCCGTTGATGGTTGGTGGCATGCGGAATGCCTGGGAGAGGGCCCGGTTGCTCATGGCCTCCCCCTTTGTGGTGTCTCCGGCACGAGACTCATCCTCCTAGTTGGTAGGGGTAAATGCGGGGCTGGTTTGCATGCGCCAGGTGAAGGCCGCCCATGCTTCGTCGTCCCATGCCTGCGCGGGGTCGGCGTCGTCGGCCGCGCACTCGGCGGCGGCGTCAGCAAGGTCTTCCAGGTAGTAGGTCCAGTCGTCTACGCCCGCGTACAGGAACAGGTAGTAGCAGATGGGTATGTGCCCCATGACCGCCTTCGCCCACTCGTGGAAGTCCTCGCCCGTGTAGCCAGCGTCGTCGTAGTAGGGGCCGAGCCACATCACGACGTGGCTGGCTGCGGTCTCGCATGGCTGGCACTCCCGCCACTCCCAGATCGTCCCGCCGTCGACGACAGTCGACCGGACGTACCGCTCACCTTCGGGGATGCGGCGGCCACAGTCATCGCACCTGACACGCCCCCGCGACCGAGGGGACCTCTCGTGAATCACCTCAGTCATGATGCTTCCTCCTGAATCTTCCGCTCCTCGGCCTCCAGCCACTCGGCGCAGTCGTAGGTGGCTGACAGGCCCTCCTCATCGACACGGGAGACATAGATGAGTGCGCCCGACTTGTAGGCGTCGTCGTAGTCCTTGGTTGCGCGCCATGTCACGATCCTGCTGTCGTCCTTGAGGACGCCGGGCTGCTTGTAGGGGGCGAGGGCGTCGCCGACGGCGCGGATGAGCTTGTCCAGGTCGGGCTTGACGTGCGGCACGAGTCGCTTCTTGGCGGACTTGGGGCGGGGTAGGAAGAAGGCTGCGGTTACGGCGACTGGGCCGTCGTAGCGGGGCTCCCAGCCGGCGTCCTGTGCAGCGGCCTGGGCCGCGTGGGCGACCTTGAGCCGCCACTGGTCGAGTTCGGGGCCGCGGTCGTGGGTGACGACGACGCGCTGACCGGAGGCGAGCGCGCGGGTACTACCCTCGGTGATCGGCTCACCGGGGACGAAGAAACTAAACGAATCCATGGTTTTTCCTAGTGGTTTGGGGGCGGGCTAGGCCGCCAGGAGAGAGAAGAGATCGCCCTGCTCGGGCACCGGCGCGGCGTCAGCGTGGCCGGTGAGGTAGCAGGTGCAGCGGGGGTCATGGGCGGTGTTGGCGTCCCACACCTGCCAGGAGTCGACGCCATCGAGGATCGGGACACGCCCCTGGGTGTCAGTGACCCAGCAGAGGGGCGCGTCGGCCGGCCAGCGGTCCATCCGGTGAGTGCAGGCGGCGTGGTCACCCGCCTGGCAGTCACCACAGGCCCCACCACTGGCGAGGAAGCGGCGGCAGGGGCACCGGTCGTAGAGGAACGGCCACTGGGCGTAGGCGCGCCGCATGGGAGGCAGCCAGGCGTGCTCTCGCACCCAGGCCGCCTCCTCAGCGGTCATCACGGTGCTGGTCATAGGTCGAAGAGGGGGATGGTCCCCATGGTCTCGTCGACGTCGTCGGCGGGCTGGTGGACAGCGGCACAGGCCGGGCAGACGAGTGGGTCGGTGAGGTCGGCGGACTCGACCACGGTGCAGTGATCCCTCAGGAACGGCATGCCGGCCATCTTGATCTCGCGGTCGCAGAGGCGGGTGAGCGTGAACCAGGTGCCACCCTGGTAGCGAGTGACCTCCCCGACGTCGACCATGTGGCGGCGAATCCGCCCAGGCAGGAGGAGGCGGGTCATGACCGCCTCCCAGAGTCGTAGACGTACCGAACCACGGTCTCCACATGCTCGGCCGGATCGATACCAAGCTCATCCAGCAGGGCGCGAATGCGGTAGTGGTACCAGCCGAGGGGCGGCGTCGGGCCGGGAGCATCGACCTCGGTGCTGTTCCCCTCGTCGTAGAACGTCACCCACTCGGCGTCGTCACTGTCGCGGCGCTGCAACTCCAGGCTTGTGGTCTCGCAGGGGCCGACGTAGTCGCTGTAATGCTCGGCCATCAGGACATAGGCGCGGATCATGCGGCCTCACCGCCCCACAGGTCCAGCACCGGCTCCGACAACCGGGCCGCGATGGTCTCGCAGTAGCGCTCCTCCAGCTCGACGCCGATGGAGCACCGCCCCAGGTTCCGGGCAGCGAGGAGCGTGGCACCCGACCCCGCGAACGGGTCGGCCACGACGCCGGCCGGGCACCGCTCGATGAGCCTCTCCATGAGCCCCACCGGCTTCGGCGTGGGGTGCCCGGTCTTGTTCTCGGCGTCTACACCCCCCCCCTCGGCCCTGGGTGGTGGTGATGACCGCGCCGACGCGGGGAAGCCCGGTGGCTTCCCGGTCCCATCCGTGGCCGAGGAGGTGAATGTCCTCGAAGTTCGGTCCCCACGGGAGGGTGAGGTCACCCATGCCGGGCGTGGATGCCTTGTGCCAGATGAGGCGCTGGCGTTCGCCGGCTGGGGCGGGCACGGACCATCGGCCGAATATGAGCGCCGGCCGGTCTGGGCCCCACATGGCGGCGACGGCGTCGCGCACGGCCGTGTCGTCATCGCCCGCGATCTTGGCGAACGTCTCGCGGCGATGGCCGGACTGGAAGTTCATCCCGTAGGGCGGGTCGGTGACGAGGACGTCGGCCTCGAGCCACTCGGTGATTTCGCGGCAGTCACCGTGGTAGAGGGTGACCTGGTCATCCTCGTAGTAGGGGGTGCTCATGACGCCACCCCCTTGCGTGTCACGGTGATGTTGAAGCCGGAGCCGTAGTAGCCGTTCCCGTCGTTCCCCTCGAACTCAGCGAGGGGCAGGCGCTCGTCGTCGACGATCACGAACAGGGTGTAGCGGGTGTTGTCGTACTCGTCATCGCCGAGCTGGGTCGTCTTGACCTCGGCGGACATGATGCGCGCGTTCGGGGTGCCTCGCTGGAACAGTTCCGTGAGCCAGTAGTCGCCTGAACCGCAGCAGCACCCTACGTTGCCTTCGAACTCGAGCACGGTTCCGTCGTCGAGGGTGAGGGTGTCCCCGTCAACCTTGGTGACGTACCGGCCGGCCAGGACCGGGGACAGGTCGTCGCTGTCGTAGTAGACCTTGCTCATGCGGCGGCCTCCTCGACCTCGCGTGCGGCGTCCAGCATCGCCTGCACCATGCCCTGGGCTCGACGGATGACCGCCCAGTCGGCATCCGGGATCAGGTAGGAACGCTCACCTAGGAGCGGCCTGCCATCCCGGTCCTTTTCGCTCAGCCAGACATAGGAAGGCTTGGCCGCGTCACTACCGTCCTTCTTGACTCCGGGACCACGCAAGGTGGTGTGGATGCTGATGCCGCTTAATGTCGCGCTGGTTCTGGCCTCCACGTAGGTGGCTCGCATCCTGGTCAGGTGCCCGAAACGGGATGGCAGTTCCACCGGCTCTGGAAGGGGCAGGGACACTGTTGCGTTGACAGTCATGCGGCGGCCCTCCCCTGCTTGGTGAGGGCGAGGAGGCGGGCGCGGCGGCCGGAGGCCGTGATCGCGTACTTGCCGGTCTCCTCAATGCGCCCCTTGTCCTGGAGCTCACGCACAGCGGTGCGTGCGCGGGAAGGGGAGAGGACACCACTCGTGAACCGCTCGACGTCGGCGAGCGTGAAATTGCTGCGGCCGGAGCGGCGGATAGCACTCAGCACCTCGGCCTGACTGGGGAAGGCGTCGGCGATGGAGTCGGCCGCCCACTGGGATGTGACAGGGTCGTTGGCACGCACAGAACCGCGCTCCTTGGGGTGAATGGTGGATGGGGTAGTCATGCTGCGATCTCTTTCTCTCGGTAGGGGATACGCCCACCATCAGCGGTGAGCAGGAAACGGCCACACGGGTAGGTGACAGGCACCAGCCCCGGATCATCGGCCTGGGTGACGGCCCACCCGGCACGGCGGGCCTCCTCCCTGTGCGACTCCACGTGCCCGTGGCATCCGGTCGTCCCGGACCCGCACAGGAGGATCAGGTTCTCGGGTCCGTTGACGTCCACCTTCCTCGTGCCCCCCATGCCCCGCGCACGGCGGTGCTGGAGGTTCCCGGACCCGTCCGAGAGGTCACGCCCACACCGGACGCACCTCCACCGGTCACGGTCAGCCACGAGAATCCTGGTCGCTATATCCGGCCCTGTACGCCTCACGCCGCGACCGGGGCCTTGAGCCGGTCGACGTCGGCGCGCGCCACGAGGGCAGCACGCCCCAGCAGCGGCCGGTACCCGTCCAGGCGCCCATCCCGGATCGCGGCGCGAATCTGCCGGCCGTCCCGGTACCCGAGCTCGGCGGCAGCCTCGGACACGGTCATGAGGTCAGCCCGACTCATCTCGGGCGGCCACTCCTTGAGGTGCATGGGATGTCCTTTCGTTGGGGAGTGTCCAGCGCTCCACTGGACACCACCAAGGCTAGAGCCGTTCGTCCACTGCTGTCCAGCGCACACACGTAACGAAAACGTGAACGTCCAACGCATATTGGTTGCACACTCAGCGTCCAATGAGGCACCATTGAACGCATGACCGACCCCACCCCAACCCTGGGACAACTCATCCTCACCAGCGGCCGCTCCTACCGGCACCTAGCCGAAGCCAGCCACCTCTCCAAGTCACGCATCGGACAGATGGCCGCCGACCAAATCAGGCAACTCCCCGGACCAGACACCATCACCAATCTCGCCAACGCCCTCGGCATTCCCGCCGACGACGTCGAAGCCGCCGCACTACAGACCATCAGCCGCGAGCACGGCCCACTCCTCACCACCGCACGCCGCCTCGCCCAGCTCGACCCACGCAGCCGCCGCATCATCAACGCCGTCCTACGCGCCCTCGAGGAAGAGCAGTAGCCGTGGGCCGGCCACCACTACCCGTCGGCACCTGGGGCGACATCACCGTCCACCCAACCGCCAGCGGCCGCTACGAAGCCAGAGCCCGCTACCGCGACTACGACGGCATCACCAGACACGCCCGCCGCACCGGAGACACCCCCCGCAAGGCCAAGACCGCACTCACCGCCGCCCTCGCAAGCCGGGCACACACCGTCGGCGACGAGATCACCGCAGACAGCCGCTTCGACGCCGTCGCCCGAATCTGGGCAGACACCCTCACCGAACGCACCGAAGGAACCCGCCGCGTCTACACGTGGACGCTGGAGCGCCACGTCCTGCCCGCCCTCGGCGCGCGACGACTACGCGAAATCACCACCCGCACCGTCGAGCAGACCCTCAAGGCCATGCTCGAGCACCACGGCACAAGCGTCGCCCGCACATCCCGCGTCATCCTCTCCCAGGTCATGGCAACCGCCGTCCGCCTAGACGCCATCGAACGCAACCCCGTGCGCGACGCCCAGCAGCCCAAGGCGCCCAAGCCAGAGCCCAAGGCGCTCACCATCCCCGAACTCGCCCAGGTGCGCGCCGCCATCGCCGCCCACGAGGCCAAGGGCCGCTCCAAGTCCGACGTGGCCGACGTCGTCGAGCTCCTCATCGCCACAGGGGCACGCATCGGCGAGGTCCTCGCCCTACGGTGGGAAGACGTCAGCCTCGACGCCGGCACGCTGACCATCTGCGGAACCGTGTCCCTCACCGCCGAGAAACCACGCCGAGCATTCAGGCAGGACCACCCCAAGACATCATCATCCCGGCGCACGCTCCTCCTACCCGACTTCGGGCTGGCGGTACTGCTACGCCGCTCCGTGACCGGCCCCAACAGCGACCTCATCTTCCCCTCATCAAAGGGCACCGTCCGCGACCCGGCAACGGCCAGGAAGACCCTCAAGCTCGCGCTCAATGGCACCGGCCTGGAATGGGTCACCCCCCACACGTTCCGCCGGACCGTAGCCACCCTCGTCGGAGACCCGGAGACGGCATCGGGCGTGCTCGGCAACGATCCCGGCATCGCCATGCGCCACTACATCGAGCGCTCCCAGATGGCTCCCGACGTGCGAAATGCCCTCCAGGAGCTCGCACCGCAAAGCGAGGCTTAAACGCGGCGAGATGGCGCTCTGGACGGTTCCTGTGGGCGCTGCGGCTGGATGAAACCCTGTGATCGCAACGTCCTTGGTACCTCCGGTGGGACTCGAACCCACAACACTCCGATTTTGAGTCGGATGCCTCTGCCAATTGGGCTACGGAGGCACG